GGTCGTAGGGGAGGGCGGCAGGCCCTGCGCAGCGTCAGCTGCGACTGGGCCTGCATTGTCGCCTTGTGCGGCTGCGGCCGCGCCTGATTCTTGGTCTTGGAGCGCGGCCGCGATAGCGGCCGAGGCCTCGGCGGCAGTCGTCTTCGGCTCGGCGCTCGCACGCGCAGCGGGGGATTTTTTGGCTTTGCCCTTCGCGCGACTCTCGCCAGCGCGCGCAGCGGGGGGTAGGGGTAGATCCGCCTTCGGGGCTGCAGGTTTGACGGGGGCAATCTTCGGCAGATGCTTGTCGGCAGCAGCCAATTTGACCTCCTCAATCACTGCCTGCAGGCGATCCTGCAGCACGGCGCCGGCCACCAGCATCAGGCCCTCATTCGGCGTGCCGTAGTAGGGGTTGTGCGTGGCACGGCTGTCTCCCTGCATGATGCAAAGGAGCTGCAGGAAATCGGGGTTGACGGTTTCCTTGGCGTACTCGATCAGCGCGGTATGGGCGCCCACACGGTCGAATCCCAGCACATCAGCAATGGCCTGTGCGTCATCCGTTCCGAGGCTCTTGACGGAGCGCAGGGCGAGATAGCGATGCACGTCCATGGTGAAGGCCGGGGGCTGTTCGGCATTGAGGGTGTTCCATGCGCGATCCAGCAGGGCATCGCGCCATGCCTGTTCGAACTTGGCCTGTGCCTTCGCTTCGGCCTGTGCCTTCTTGGCCTCGGAGAACTGCCGCGCTTCCTTGGCCACTTTCTCGGACGCCTTCGCTTGGCCGTCCACGATTTTCAGCAGGCGCAGCACCGTCTCATTGGGCAGGGCATCAACAAGCTCGCCCTTGCGGCGTGGGTGTTCGACTTTGACCGGCTGGATGCCTTCGGTCTTCATCTGCGCGCCAATGATCTTGCGCAGCGGCTCGTCGGTGGGGCAGTCCTCGCTGTAGTCCAGGCGAGATAACCCTTCAATTTCTCGTTGTAGCCCTGAGTCTGCAGCTCTGCAACTTCCTTTCCAAGGATGACGGTATGGCCCTTGTCTTTGGCCTCCTGTACCAAGCGGGCGGTATGCGCTTCGGCCTTGGCCTCATAACATGGCTTGTCAGTGCAGATGGCCGCAGGCACAACAGTGCCAGAGCCCAATACGGCTAATGGTGAAGTCGCATGGATCGCCAGTGGCAGCTATCCCATTGACGATCTGTGCACCTCAAATGGATCTGTCTACTCGTGCTTCCGGGCGCACTCGGGCCGCACGGTGCGTCTTGAGGCTGATCCTGGCTATTGGCTCCGCAAGGGGCCAACAGACCGGATGGCTCCTTTCGATAATTATTCGGCGACGAAATCTCGCGGCAAAGGGGCCACCACGTTCGTGCTGACCCCTGGTTGTGTTAATGGTGTGAGCGTGTATGGCCCTGAGGGGGCCACCTATTCGCTTGTCGTCCGAGAAGTCCCGGGGGGGCGCGGTGATACGGGAGGCGGTGATCCAAGACGCAAGCGTGCGCAAGTACATCGACCTGGACAACCCGGATTTGCCGACAGGCCTGGCCATCCTGCAGGCTGCCGGGCACGCAATTGATCCTGCTGCGATCCTCGACGCGCCGATCCAGCCGCACGAACTGTCCTGCCAGATGACACCCCACAACAAACCGCCTTCGGGCGGTTTTTTCATGCCCGGAGGAGGGCACATGGACAACAACTGGTTCGATCAAATTCGACCCAAAGTGCCGGGGATTCTCGGCAGTGCAGGAGCGCTTATGTGGATGCAAGGTACACGGCCGCGCAAGGCGGCAGTGCTGGTGCTCGGGATCGCAGCGAGCAACTACGGTACGCCTGACTTCGTGGTGACGACAGGCCTTTCCGAGGGGCTCGCCGGCTTCGTCGTCGGCATGTTCTCGATGACTACGGCCGACTGGGTGTTCCGGGCCTGGGATCAGTTCGCAATCGGGCCGTTGCTCAATGAATGGGTGCGCAAACGCCTGGGCCTGCCGCCAAAGGATGGGGGGTACTGTATGACTCCTCATTTCAGCCTGGCCGAACTCACGGCCCAGTGCCAGGGCCTGGACAACACGCTAACTCCCGAAGCCCTGCAGCGCCTGGCGCTCACGGCCGCGATGCTGGAGCGCGTACGTGCGCACCTGGGCGTGCCCATCATCGTGACCAGCGGCTACAGCTCGCGCGCTGTAAATGCGGCCGTTGGCGGCGTCACAAGCAGCGACCACGCGATAGGCTCCGCCGTTGACATCGTGGCGCCGAAGTTCGGTGCGCCCTACGCCGTGGCCAAGACCCTGGCCCCGCACGTCAACGCGCTGAGCATCGGGCAGATCATCTATGAGAGCGTGGGAGGCAAGCACTGGGTGCACTTGTCCACACGCACGCCGGACAAGCCTGTCAACCGCGTGATCACCATCAGCGGCAAAAGCACGCTGGTGGGCATTCAGGAGGCGTAGATGCTTACCCTCCTCAAATCCCGCGCCTAGCGGCTTCTGGCCTTGGTGCTGGCATGGCAGAGCCGGGCGCACCAGCTTGCTCAGCGTGCGGTCGACAAGGCCCGCACCGACCTGGCGATGGAACGTGCGGCCGCCGCCGCACTGGTCGCTGAAACGTCAGAGCGCTATCGAAAACTGGAAAGCACCTACCGTGAAAACCTCGACACTATCGCCCGCGAGTCTGGCCGTGCACAAGCCCGCGGCTGCCGGACAGTGCGCGCCAGACACCGCAGCCCTCGATCTGCTCGCCGAGCTGCAGCGCCGCGCTGACGAGCGAGCGGGAGAATTGGCGCGCATTGCTGATGACGCCAGAAGTCGCGGTGAAGCCTGCGAGCGCACTCACGAAGCTGCAATTTCACTGATTGTGCTGGCGCACTGAGGTCTGTTTTATATATATTAATCAGAGTTGAATATTTGTATTCATTTAAGAGGGGAATTTTTTCTTTATAAAGATGGATATGGGTTTTTCGATAAACCTGAAGCTAAGATAAGAAATGGCTGCAATTCCTATAACGCTTAAAGCAATTGCATTTTTTTCATCAATCAACATTATTTTGGTGAATTCAATGGAAATTGATATTATTATTACATGAAACAGATATGTAGAATAAGACCAGTCGCCTAGGTGCTTAAAGAACTTTAGGCGCTTAAAATATTTCTCTTGAGTGATTATGGAAATGAAAATTAGCGCGCAAGGTATTCCATTTTTTACTGGATCGTGAGATGCTCCGCCCGCTGCGTGCAATAAATATATTCCAATAGAAAATAGAATGACTGATATTATTATGTTTATGTCCTTTGATTCGCTCTTTTCATAAAATGAGCCTATCAGTATTCCGATCATGAACTCATATATGATAGTGGATGAATAGAATTGAATATTTGGTATGAATTTTGCAGGTATGGTATTTATTAAAAATATTCCAATGAATATCATGGATATTAAGTTTTTCTTACCAAAAAATATGGCTAAGAAAAATATCAAATAGAATGCCGCCTCGAAATTTAGCGTCCATCCAACAGTAACCAGGGGGTAAATGCCAATCCCTGACGGGTTTGGTGATGGGATAAAAAGCAGACTTTTGAGGAAAAAGCTTAGTTCAAAAGCGGTGGACGGTATTAGTTTGGGCCAACTGATAACCAGTACTGCTGTAATTGCTGTGCAAATCCAGTAGATTGGTAATATTCTGGCTACTCGATGAACTGCAAAGGTCATCGCAGTTGTTGTATTATTTTTTGTGGCGAGATAAATTACAAAGCCACTTATTATGAAAAAGATATCTACACCAATTGCACCGTAGTTTGAGAGAAATGCCAGAGTTGGCGTTGCTTGGCTGAAGCCATGGACTATCTGTACATAGTGATGAGCTACTACAATCCAGGCGGCAATTGCTCGTAATATTTGAATGGAGTAAAGCACGATTTATTTATAGTCAATCCGAAGCATATTTTAAACTGTAGCTTTTGTGGATAAATGGTCGTTTTAGTGTCTCCAAAAATTCGCTGATTTTGAAATTTTGATTTTGAAGATTTTTATTACTCCCTGTTCACGAATTGTGTGGTTTCCTCGAATAAGTGTCTCTGTTGTGATTATAAAAGCGTTTCAACGGAGGATTGATATGATTGCTCCCCTGCAATCCAGTTGCCCTGCCGATCAATCGTAAGCATGCGGGCTGTGCCCCCTCGAGCGATCAGTACGAGGTCAATTTTGCAGGTGCGTTCGGAGCAATCAGGCTGAGGATTGACACCTCGCGCGTACACCACTATGCGCTCAAACGTGTCCGCCACTAGCTGGCGGGCCTGCAGTCTGGGCCCTATCTCCTGTGCCTCCACGCCGGTAGCCAGCGCGCGCCAAGCGCGCATCGGCGCCAGCGATGTCTGTGCGCGTCGCGCCGGCCAGATCCAGTTCGGCCGCCTGCAGCCGGGCTTGAGCAGCGGCCAGGTCGACCTCCAGCTAGCGGGCGCGCCATGCGAACACTGCCGGCGTGCCCTCATCGGCGCTGGCCAGCATCGCGTCGGTGAGCTTGTCGAGCTGGGCGCTGATCTGGTCCACCTCCTGGCGTGCTGCAACCACCTGGGCGCGGGGCGCCTGGTTGCGGTCTGCCCCGTACAGCGCCTGCAAGTTCACGATGTCGCTGCAATAGGACATGATCGCGCGCTCAACAGGGGCCACGCTGGTGCTCCCTGACACTGGGCAGCCCCCGCCATAGGCGGCAGCCGAGGCGCAGAGCAGGCGCCGATTTCCGTCGCGTAGTCTCCCATCTGGCAGGCGATTCTTGGCCGCCAGGTGCTGGCCGGACATCGGGCGGCCGCAGTATCCGCAGATCGTGATACCGAGACCTGTGATGACATGCGGCAGATCCCCTTTGACCCGCCTGCGGCCGCTCTGCGCGGCGACGCGCTGCAACTCGGTCCACTCGTCTGCACTCAGTAGAGCAGGGTAGTAGCCGCGCAGCTGGTACTCCTCGCCATCGATGGCAATGGGCTTGATGCCTGCAAGCTGGGGCATCTTCAACAGGCGGTAGATCTGCGGCGTTCTCCGCCGATGTGCTGTAGAGCTTCAGTCCCTCGGCATCGAGGCGCTGCACAATGCCTTTGCTCCCATGGCCTTGGACATATAGCTGACCGGCCCGGCGCACGGCGGCCGCGCGGTCGGAGTCGATCTCCCGTCCGCCTTCTACCTCCTTGACCCATTCGGGTCATGTCCCTGGCGCACATGCCCCCGATACGTGCCGTTCTGCCACCCCTCGCACAAACGCCTGATGCTGGCCTTCACGCGCTTGCTCTTCGTGTC